GCAGTCATGAAGTCGTTACTATCATACCCTGGAATGCTATTCCATCTTATATCGGTAAAAGTATTTTTATCTTCATCAGTACCATAACATTGCTCATAAGTTAATCCTAATAAATTCATACAGATATCTTGTTTTAGAGGATCTGCAAAGCTATAAAGCTTACAAGAAATAGATGAATAGTTTTGTTTAATTAATTGTTCTATATATTCTCCAGCTGTACTTTTACCAGATTGTTTTCGTCCAGAGAATGCTATTATTTTAGTCATACTATACTTTCTATAACGTCTTTGATTTCTGTTTGAATTTGATCATTTGTCATCTCAGCAACATCATTTGTAGAAATATTGATTCTAAAAATCCTATAAGTATTTTTACATTTACTAGTTATCTGTTCTGCTGCTTTGTGTCCAGCATCATCGTTGTCTGTTAGTACTATAATAACCATAGCACCAGAAGAATCTAATAAAATCTTTTGTCTGTCTCCTAAAGAGGATCCAAAGATTGCTACACTATTGTATATACCATTTTCTTCAAGTTTCCATACGTTGCCTGGGCTTTCTACAAGTATTACACTATTAGTTTTAGTGATATGTTCTTTAGCATACCAAAAATTATATAGATGGTGGTTTATTTTACAATTACTACTATGTTTCCACTTTGAGTATTTCCATAGTTCCTCTGATTTAGGACAAGACACATTAGGATCATGAAAATGATTACAAGATGAACATTTTTCAAAAATGCTTCGTCCTGTGCATCCTATCATATTTGTTAGATCATGATTATAAATAGGCACAACTGCTCTTTGGTACATTTCTTTATCTGGCTTATTACACAGTCCCACATCATACTTATCTAGTATTTCTGGAGCAAATCCCCTATCTATAAAATACTGACATGGCATAATTAGAGACTTTCTAATTACATCACGATTAATAATATTATCTGTATTTTTAACAGACAGATTCTTATCAAAGACTGTTTCAATTAGATTAGTAAACTGTGTCTTTTCTTTGTGTATTTTAGAGATCTTAATATCTTTTAAATTCTTTTTCAAGAACTTTAGACAAAAATCTACTGCCTCATCAAATGAACACGCTTCATCGCCATCTTTAGTCCAGCCATATTTTTGACTAGAAATAACCCCGCGAACAAAACCTATAATAGAACCTTTGAAGATTTCTTCACAGTTGTGTGTTCTGCATTTCCAGTTTCCTCTGTAGCGGTCCCCCGTATAATATAAATTAATAGCAGACGGATTGTCTCCTCCATGAATTGGACAACACATCGATACCATTTTTGCATTAATCGAATATTTAAGATCGAATACCTCTAATAGATCGCTAATATTATTGCATAAATCATCACAGACAACTTTAAGTTTGTCCTGATTATTTAAACGGGATTTTCGCATCGTCTTCATATTCTTCTTCTGTAAAGCCTGTGTCATCTTCTATTACAAATCCTTCATCTCTAGATTTTAGTTTATTCATTAATTCTAGTCTAGTTTTACCCTCAACGATCTTAGCACACCAACCCTTCATGTGACAGTTAATGTAGTCATTATCGTCAAGACCACCGCCGTGGCGACTAACCAACGGTAACAGTTTTCTATTACCATTATCGCTACCATCTTCTGCTATTTCTTCGTCACTCTTTCTTTTGAAGATACTAAAATTACTACACAACCAAATAATTCTATCAGAACCGGATGCTGTGTCTGTGCTTTCTTTAGTAATGCCATCTCTATTTAATTGCACGAACGACAAGATTGGGATCTGATATTTTACCGCAAAATTATGCAAAGCGGTCATCATAAATCCTAATACCTGATATTCTTTCATATCCTGACTAATACCGGCACTATCCATAAGTTTTAAGTAATCATATATAATTAAGCATTGCTTAGCGGTTCCATCATCATTTAATCCAACTTCTTTAACTAACCATCTTCTCATTAGGGCTAATTGTTCTTCAAATGGTTTACCTGCTATGCTCTTATAAAACAATGGTGTTTGCTTAAGATCTTGAGAGGCTTTAGTGATCTTATTTTTTTGATCAGTAGACGATGCGAACTTACCAGTTTCAATTGAAGAAATTTCGGTTTCTGTGACCATAGCTAATACTCTATTAAGATGGTCATTAACGCTCATTTCAGTATCCATATTCAATACTGGAATCTTTAGTTTATTAGAAATATAAAAACCAATATTATCTGCCAAAAGAGTTTTACCGGTTTTAGGTCTGGCAGCAATAACATTTACCGTACCTTTTCTAAAACCACCACCAATTGCTTTATCATAAACAGGAAAGCCTGTTGGAATACCTATTTGATCAATTTTATTCTCTTCTAGACTCTTGATATAATCATCAATATCTTTGGCTATATGAGTAGGATTATTATCGCTATCATTAAGCAATGAAGAGAAATTAAAAACCGTATCTTCTGCTATACCTAATATGCTTGCTACGGGTTCACTACCATTAATTTCTAAAAGTTTATCTTGTGCATTTTCTAATTGCTTTCGTAATAGTCTAGCAATTTCTAGTTTACGAACTTTAGCCGCAAACTTTCTAACATTCTCTAGGCTAACAGGAAAATCAATAATAGCCTTTAAATGTTGAGCTTCTTCTTTTTTAGACAATATATTGGAGAAGCCTAGTTCCTGAGCCACAGAATATATTGACGCTATATCTATTTGAGGTTTACTGTTCTTTTCGCATATTTGCTTTAGACACTCAAAAATAATACCATTACTATCTATTGTAAAGCTAGACGACTGGATAATATCAGCAATATCTAAATACGCATCTTCGCCATAGCGACAAATACCGGCTAGAATAGCTCGCTCTGCGGCAGTATCACACAAAATCATTTCTGTTTCCATATGAGATAGTAATCATCCGGCCGAGCCAGAGCAACTATTGCATTTATAGCGATCTGCTGATTCTACAAGCGTAGGATTCACTTCTTCTATCTCTCCACAGATTCTGCATCTTACACTAATAGGTGTAAATGGTCTACTACGCGGTACTGGAGGATGCTTACTTACTTTTTGTTGAAAAGCAGTATCTTCTTTATGCATATTTTGTTCTTGCATATCTAAAAATTTATTATGGCCTGTTTTTTCTACGGATGGTCTTTGTCTAGATTTTGTTTTAATGTTTGATTTACTGGTCTTATCAGTCTCTGATTCACCATCAGAATCTTTTAAGTTAACTACAGCTTGTAGAATAGCTATAATCTTTTTAAGATCTTCTGGATTAGTCTCGCTCACTAGTTTATTAAGATCCATGTTTCACCTTGGTTTTTTGTACAGAGAGGATAATGTCTGATAAATTTTTAACAGTATTGGCTAAATATGATAGTCTGTCCATGCGTTGTTGTGCATATCTTTTTATTTTACTTAATGATAATGCTCTGTCATTATGTTTAATTGCTTGTAATGATTTCTCTACAAAACCATAACCCTTGTAGTTATTAATTTCATCTGCTATGGTTTCTTTAATAGTTTCTTCGGCCCAATTATGGCGAGCTATTTCTCTATTGAGAGTTCTTTGTAAATAAAAGGCATATTGAGCTAGTCTATAAGATATTTGGGCACAATCTTCTGGTGTTAGTTTTTCTATACTATCACGATTCATATTTAAATATGAGCTAAGTTCACCTTCAGTAAAATTGTGAACTTCTGAGTATTTACCAAGACCAATAGAGTGTTCATATTCATCTAATATATCATCCCAATAATTTAGCTCTTCTTTAGACGTCTTATTCATGTGCTATTAATTTCTCCCAGTTATCAATATCGTTATATGGTAATTCTATATATAGAATATTATTGATCTCACACCACTCTTGTTTTTCTTTATCTCTTTTTTGTGACTTTAAAAAATTCAGTATGTTATTGTGATAAAAAGATACAAACTTATAGTGTTGTTCTCCGTGTACTTCACAACATACTTTTTTTAATGGAATATAAAAGTCTAAATATAAAATCTCATTTTTGCGCAATGGTATTGGTACTTCTTCTAGTATTTGAAGAGTAGGATAAAGACTACTAATTAAACCCCTGGCTTGTAAATGCAAGCTAGACTTATTAGTAACTTTACCCTTAGCCATATTACCGGTTAGTTGCCAGTTATGACTATTTCCATCCAAGTCTTTAATCAGCATTTGATGCCCATTGTTGTCTTAATATTCTTTACCAAATCTTGATATGTTTCAGGATGTTCTGATAAATACTGTCTAGCTTTTTCAGTGCCTTGAAATTTTGGCTTATCTTCTAAAAACGACAGAGTATACCAAGCACCACCCTTATGAATAATACCCATATCAGAAGCTAATGTAATAGCTTCCATATATTTATCTATTCCTTGTCCATATCTAAGATAGCTTGTAATATTACCACCCGGTGGTCCTAATGCAGAGCATATTACTTGCCACTCTATCTCTTGACCTATTTGAGAACTATCAGCACTTAATGTCCAAGGCTTAAAGGTTTTAGCTCTTAGTTTAATATCTGTTTGGTATGCGATAGCCTGACCACTCTTTTCTTTAAATTCTGCACCATATCCTGTTGGATTTCCCATTAAGTGTGTAATACCAATAACAATATTCTTATTTACTGGAATTACGTTAGCAACTTTGCGGCAAAATTTTGCTAGTAATTTAGCCCCATCTGCTCTTTGCATCTTGTCCATTTCGCTTGTAATTTCTGCTTCTGTACATAATGCAGAATACGAGTCTATGATAAGTACGCTGCCGGGAATTTCGTTAATGATTTTCTCAGCAATTTGAAGATATTCTTCGGCGTGTAGAATCTTACCTTGTTGACTACCTATAACATGAAAACGATCAAGGTCTAATCCTGGAATACCTTCAAGGTCTCGTTTTTTTAATCGTCCTTCTATATTTAAATAGTATACTTCTCTAGGGGATTTTAGTTTACCTTGATACTCTGGCTTTTGGGCAGTAGCACAAAAGTCTAATGAGCTTGTTGTTTTGCCGCATTTGGGCTGGCCTGTTAATACCACAAAACTTCCTTCTGGTATTCCGCCATTTAAAACAATATCTAATGCTGGACTAAATGGAATGATAATATTTTTTGTATCTACTATAGCATTGCCACTTAATATAATATTATCTCCAAAGTTTTTAGTTACATCGTCTTTAAGACTCATTATCTATATCCTTTAATTTTGACAAAATATTTTTTTTGAGGTTAATATTCTTTGATTGAAAACTAGGATTAACAATTCTATTAATATCTAATGTTAATTCTGTGTTTTGTTTTTCTAGTTTTTCTGTTTCTTGCTCTATAATAGGAATCAGATGAGGCGCTCGTAGAGAATAAATTTTTGAGGCTTTAGGGTTATTTAGAGCTTTAATAATCGCTGTATCTGAATATTTCTCTAATAACTTATTAGCCGAGCCTATTTGATTCCTATAATATTGCGCCCATTCTTTAGTAAGCCAAAATCTATAATGTAAATCTTTCTGAAGCATCTTTGCTCTATTTTCACAAATGATTTCTGTGATATATTGAGCAGAGGACACCTGTTTGCCATTTGAGTATTTGGAAGGATATTTTTTCATTGTTCAGCCGTTTGGCTTGTATATAATATTATCCTTCAGTCTGGTGGAACGATTTTGCGCTTTCTTCAATTCGTCGTTAAGCTGACTAGCTTCTTGTGTCATAATTGCTATGTTATTAGTTTTTTTACCGGCAGTATGCGTTATCATTAAATTTTTTGATCTGCTGTTAGCTGGAGACTTTGCTGTTTTTACAGCAGAGTTGGCAGAAATTTTTTGATCAACACCTTTTTCCAGAACAGACGCCACCTGTTTTTCTGTAATATTTAATTCATCTGCTATCTTAATTAAGTCAATACCTTGGCTATTCAACCATAGAATAGCATAATTTTGTGTTTTAGATAGTCTAGCCATTATTCAGCCTCTCTTTCAGCATTATGTAGCCAAGCTACGTTTTTAGTCTTAAGAAAATTTACATATAAATCAAACGTCTTATAATTAACGTCTTTAAACTTACCAGATGCTCTACAGATTCTATCAAGAAAATTAATATTATTTTCTTTTCCGTATATAGACATAGGATTATATAACTTACCATCTTTTGATAACCTAAGACTATATCTTATTGTTGAATCTGCTCGTACGATTTTTTTTGCAAAAATATTACTATCTGTTTCTTTATTAAGTCTTGGATTATTATTATTGTCTATAAAATCTTCCATACCACTAAGAGTATAGAATTCATTTACTGTACTATTTTTATCCACACCTGGACTATAAATATAGTTTTGCATTATTATTTCTCCTTATTAATACCACTTTGTTTTATTTTTAGTTTTTTTCATGCGAGACATTCCTTTGGGCAAAGGTTTGTCGTTTTGTTGTTGTTTATAAGAATTATGTTTATTATGAAGATTTTGTTTTTGATCTTCACTCATTCTTTCTGTATTTCTCATAGCTAAATCACCGATAGTTTTTAATTCGCTATCTGATTTTTTAATAGAAGTATTTAATGAAGACATATCTCTCATATCTCTCACTACGTTATTGGAGTTGCAGACAGAGCATTCGATTTTGTTTTTAATTTTGTCATAGTTTGCATATGAGCATACTATCTCAAAAGTAATATTACAAGAATTACAAATATAAGAATATAGTGGCATTATTGATAATAAGATTGTGGTAGATAAACGATCCACTCGGGAGGTATACTTTCTTTCATTATAGATATAGTATCGAGTATTGGCAAGTATTTGAGGTTTTTATTTGGTTTAGTTGGTAAATTACGTAATGGCATACTGGCTTCTTTAGGTGTTTTGTTTGCTTTGTTTCTATTGCACCACACACATGCAGTCACTATATTTGTCCAACAAGTAGGAGAACCTTGTACATCTTTCCATTTAGATTTTGGAACCACATGATCATATGTTAAATTATTTATACTATATTGTTTACCGCAATATTGACAAGTATAATCATCTCTAGTGAATATATTTTTTCTAGAAAATTTAACATCCTGATTATTTATTTTAAGATATCTGTGTGTTTTAGCTACAGCTGGTATAGGATATTTTTTCCCAACACCATTAATAAAGTCGTTTTTATAAAAATCTATTATTTCAATACTATATTTAGTACTATGTTCAAATCTTAATGACCATACTATAGCTTTTTGCCAGGATATTATACTTAATGGACTATAGTCAGCATTTAATAGTAAACATTGTTTATGACGATTTTCCATTTTCAAAATTATCTAATCTGGCTAGTATTTTTGCTATGATTGGATTTCTGACTATATCTGATGATTCTAGTTTACAGTTACCTATACCTTCTATACCATCTAAAGCATTTATCATACTAATAAATCCACCTTGTAAATGTCTACTCAAATCAGACTGTCCTATATCTCCGGTTAAAATCAATTTACTATTATTACCAACTCTTGTTAGTAACATTTTTAATTGTTCATATGATGCGTTCTGACACTCGTCAGCCACAATAAAACAATCATGAAAATTTCTTCCTCTCATTAGTCCTAGTGGAACAACTTCTATTTTATTATTCAATTTTAAAGAAGCATATTGTGCCATACTAATAAAATGATTAATTTCATCGATAATAG